GTTGTTGATTATTCTTATTATCAAGGAAGAGTAGATAGACTATATTTAACAAAGGATGGTCTTTTTGATGTAAAAGAGGGTAAACCATCAAGAATTCCAAAGGCACCAGTGCATAATCAAGGTGCTTTTCAGGTGGCAACAATTAAATATCCTCCCTATGTTCGCCATGCTTCTGAAGTGCTAACAAAAAAAGTTCCTCATAAAAGATATACTATGAGGGATATTGGTGGTTTAGAGAATAGAATTAAAAATTTAGAAAATTATACAACACTATCTTTACTCGAAACTGATACTAAAAATTTATCAATAAAAGATCCAAATACTGGATTAGATAAATTTAAATCTGGTTTCTTTGTTGATAACTTTAGAAATCATAGTTCTCACAATTTAATTGGTGAGTCTAAATTTGATATCGATATTGATAATAGTGAATGTAGACCAAGATCAACAGAAAGAAATGTTGGATTAATATTTGAAACTGTTACTACTCAATCAAATCCTACAACCACAGACTACAATTTTGTTAATGATTTTTCTGATTCTAATATTACTAGAGGCGGTGCTGCGTTAACTTTAAATTACACTGAATCACTATTCATAGATCAACCAAATGCAACTAGAGTAGAAAATCTTAATCCATTTCTTGTCGATGTATTTGTTGGATCAATTGAACTACTTCCAAGTTCTGATTTTTGGATTGAAGAAATTCCTTTAGCTCCTCAAAATATTGAAATTGATAATGCTTTTGATGCAATATCACAATTACTCGGAGTAGAAGATCGTGAAAATGGTGGAATGGCATCTAGTTTCTGGAACTCTCATGAAACTACTTGGAATGGACGAGATAGTGCGACTTTAATTAATGAAAATATTATAGACAGTCGTGTTACTAACAGAGATGTTGATGTGAATAGAGTAAGAGATACAAGAGCATGGGAAATAACTACAACCACTACTACTGATATACAAAATACAATTAGACAAACTTTTGAAGAAACAGGTATAGAAAGAGAGTTTAATTTTGAACTATCAGCTGGTCAAGAAGTTATTGATTTAGGAACTAAAGTTGTAGGTATTGATGTTCTTTATAATGTAAGATCTAGAAATATTCAAGTGTTTGCTAAAAAAGTAAAACCAAATACAAGATATTATGTATTCATGGAAAATACAGATTTAACTCCATATGCAGTTCCTAAGTATCTTCCAATCACAATGAATAGAGGAACTTTTGCAATTAATGATATAGTTGAAAGTTCAAATAGCGAAACCTCTGGAAATGCTAGTATCAAATTTAGAGTTGCATCACCAAATCATAAGTCAGGGCCATATAATAATCCAAATGATCTTGTAACTATTTTGCCTTTTCCAAATATAACAGTTCCTACCGCATATTCAAGTACAAGTGAAATATTAAATATTGATACTGCTGATTTATCTTTAGAAAATAATATCGATAATATTGGATGGGCCAGAAAAGGAATGCAACTAGTCAATTCAGCAGGAACAGCAGAAGCAACTGTTGGTGATTTAGCATTATTCAGTGATAGTAAAGGTGATCTAATATTTTCATTACATATTCCCGATCCAAAAATTTCAGGCAATCCTTTATTTACTACTGGTAATAATACTATAAGAGTAACAACAAGCCAGACTAATGCTTCTATATTAGATCCTGGTTCAAGTTCTGCAGAAACAGAGTATTTTGCAAGTGGATATCAAACAAACACGCAAGAACAAACATTATCAATTAAGACACCTCAAATTGAAAGAGTAGAAGTTGCAAGTGAAGAAGTAACAAGAACATTTAATCGAGAAAGAACTGAAAACATAACTACAGTGGATGTTGATGTTCGAAGAAGAAGAATAAGAAGAGACCCATTGGCACAATCATTCTTAGTTTATCCAAATGTATATCCAAATGGTATCTTTATTACTAGTGGTGAAGTATTTTTCAAAACTAAAGATGATGAAATTCCAGTAAGTGTTCAGATTAGAACAATGAGAGATGGAATACCAACTCAAACTATTGTTCCTTTTGGTGAAACTGTAATAAATTCAGAGGATATAAATCTATCTGAAGATGGTAGTGCTGCAACCACATTTACTTTCAAATCACCAGTTTATCTTCAAAGTGGGTATGAGTATTGTATAGTATTAATGGCACCACATACATTGAATTACCTAGCGTTCATTAACAGAATGGGTGAAAGTGATTTAATTACTCAAGGATTAAACAGTACTCAACCAACTTTAGGTTCATTGTTTAAATCACAAAATAATAGTACTTGGACACCAAGTCAATATGAAGATCTTAAGTTCAAACTTAATAAAGCAGATTTTGTAACAAACTCACCATCAAGTGTCTTACTTTATAACAGTGAATTGCCTCTAGGTAAAATTAAAAAAGTTAATCCAGTTGTTGGATTTTCAAAAAGAGTTAATGTCAAACTAGGAATAGCAACTGAAATGACTCTTACACCAGGTGATGAGATTCAACAAACAGTTAGTGGAGTAGTTCATACGGGAAGAATATTTAAAACTGGTGGGCCAATAAAAACAGGAACCAGTAAGTTAACTATAATATCAAATACTGGTATCGGATTGACAGATGGAGCATTTACTGGTATTGGATTTACATCATTAACTGGAGATGGTTCAGGTTTAACTGCAAATGTGACAGTTGCTAGTAATGCGGTAACTGCTGGTAATGTTAATATTCAGAGTGGTGGATCAGGATATGCACCTGGTGACTTGTTACTTATGAACTCACTTGGTGCAACTGGATCTGGAGTCAGGGCAGTTGTTACATCTCATGTATCAATTGGTGGAACAGATTTAATTATTTTAGATGAAGTTAGCAATGATTTTGTTGCAACCACAGATATGGTTCATTTTACTGGTGCTGGTTCAACAACAACTTTATTAAACGGTGAAATTACTTCGGTTAATCCAGATCCTATAAGAGATGGATATACTCTTAAATTTGATCATAAAAATCATGGAATGCATGCAAATACAAACAAAGTTAAAGTTTCAAACTTCCATCCAGATGGAGCTCCAACAACTCTATCCCAGAATATAGATGATGATAGTACTCAAATAACTGTCACATCTGGAACTAGTTTTGAAACATTTGAAGGTAAAACAGTTAGTGTATCTTTTCCTGGTTATATTTTAATTGACAAAGAAATAATAGAATATAGAGGTGTTTCTGGAAATATTTTAACAAATATTACTAGAAGTATTGATTCTAGTTTAAAATCAAATCACAGTGCAACAACTTCAGTATTTAAATATGAATTTAATGGTGTTTCATTACTTAAAATCAATAAAGAACATGACATTGATCCTAGAGAAAAAACATTTGATAGTTATTTTGTAAAAGTTTCTACTGCATCAACAGAACCAACGTTTAATACAACAAAAACAGGTGGTGGCAGTGCAGTTCATGTATCCCAAAATATTCCTTTTGAAGTAATTGACCCACAAATTACCTCAATTACACCTACTGGAACAAATGTATCTGCTAGAATTAAAACAACATCTGGAACAAGTTTAAGTGGAAATGAAGCATCATTTGTCGATGCTGGTTATGAAAATGTCGCATTGAATAAATTGAATTATCTTGATAGTCCTAGAATCATAGCTTCAAAAACTAATGAATACAATATACTTAGTAACGAAAAATCATTTGCTTTAGAGTTAACACTCACAACTAACAATTCAGATGTATCACCAGTAATTGATTTAGAAAATCCAAATGCTATCTTGATAAGTAATCTTGTTGATGATAAAGTTGATGATTTTGAAACTGCTAGTGGGCCAAAAATTCCTGGTTATGATCCTAATACTGCAATATATGAAACAAGAATGATTAATTTAGAATTTGTTTCTAATTCATTGTTTGTTCAATTTGATGGGCATAGAGAAGCAGAAGGAGATATTCGAGTATTCTACAAATTAATAAGAAGTGATGGTGATGATACTCATGCAACTTATATTCCATTCAATAGTAACGGATTACCAGACAAAGTTATAAATCCAAACAAAAATAGTAATGCCTTTAGTGAGTATAAGTTTACTGCTGAAAATACTCCACAATTTAATGGATTTATGATTAAAGTCGTCATGACATCAACCAGTCAGGCAAAACCACCTAGAATTAAAAACTTTAGATCAATTGCTCTTAGGTCATTTGAGATTGAATAATGGAGAAATATTTAAAAGTTAAATCTGATGTTTCTCTTGTAAGAGATATGGATTCTCATGCAATTGTTAATCAAAATAAAAGTGAATATGATAAATTTATTAAATTATCTCAGAAAAAATACGAAGAAAAGAAAAAATTTGACACTATGCGTAGTGATTTAGACTCTTTAAAACAAGATATGAATGAGATTAAAACTCTTCTTTTAAATTTTATGGATAAATGATTTATAAATATTCCAAGATAGATTCTAATTAGTTAAATAATGGCAGCATATATCAGTAACATAGTAATCGATGCTGGAGCTGATTTTGATCAAACTTTTAATTTAGAAAGTTCATCAAACGCACCACTAGATCTAAGTGGTTACACTGCAACTTCCAAATTAAAAAAGCACCCTGCCTCTTTAAATGACAAAGCAACATTTACGGTTTCATTTCCGAACCGTGCACAAGGAGTATTGAGAATATCTTTGGGATCTTCTATAACGTCTGCTTTAAAAGCAGGTAGATACAGTTATGATGTATTATTAAATGATGGTTCTTTAAAAACAAGAATTGTTAGTGGAAGTGCGATTGTTACTGCTGGAGTTACTACAGGTTAATCAACATGGCTGACATAAAAGTTAGAGTCGGATCAAGAAATGCCAATAAAGTTATATCTACCTTATCTGGTAGTGGTGGAACTCTAGGTGGGTTATCAGACGTAGACATATCTGGTGGTCTACAAGATGGAATGGTCTTGGTTTTTAATGCAGCAACGAGTAAATTTGAAGCAACTTTAGAATTAACACCAGGAGCAACACAAAATTTAAACATTAATGGGGGAAGTTTTTAAATGGCCAGCATAATACGAGTAAAAAGATCGACTGGCAATGCTGCTCCGTCAACTATAAACTACGGTGAACTTGCGGTCACGATTGCAAATGGAACACAGGGAAATAAGGGTGGGAGATTATTTGTTGGAGACAATACAAATCCAGATCCAGATCCGATAGTTATTGGTGGTAAGTATTACACTGATATGATGCAAAATACACCAGGTACAGTCGCTGGTGGTGCAAATGCTAATGCTGGTACGTTAGCTAATGGTTTCATACCAATTCTTGATAGAGAAAGTTCAGGACATCCAGGTGGAAGTGCTACAGGTTTTGGTGAAGTTAGTGGTGCTGTGGCAAATATGCCAAGAGTTAATCAATGGAACGTAGACAATCTAACAATAGATGGAAATACAATAGCCTCAAATAATGTAGATGGAGATATTAAATTCGTAACTAATGGTGCAGGTCAAGTTATTATTAATGATGACACTAAGTTAACATTTGGTACAAGTGAAGATGCAAGTATAGAGTATGATGAAAATGGAACTGATAAAGTTCAAGTCACTGGTGCAACATGGGTTTATAATACGCAAGTTGAAATGTTTGGTGGATTTAATGTTGATAACGTTGGAATTTCATCCAATGTTATAAGAACTAGATCTGGTGGTGGAAACACTTTATTCATTGATCCTTACCCAGATGGTTTAGATAGTGATGGAATGGTTATCATCAAAGGTAGTTTACAAGTAGATGGAACAACAACCACTGTTAACTCTACTAATGCAACTTTAAATGATCCAATAATGAATATTGGTGATGTATCCAGTAAAAGAACTGTTACCTCTACAGTTGGATCTGGTGTATCAGCAATTACTTTAGATTCTGTTGTTGGTATTAATACTGGTGACGTTATAACTGGTAGTAATTCATTACCAGGTGCTGGAACTACCACAATTAATTCTTACACCACACAACCAGGTGGAACTGGAATCGGAACAATTTTTATTGATGGCCAAACAACTGCTGGTATATTAACAACTACACAATTAACAATTACTCACGGATTTGATACAAATACTGATCGTGGTATTTCTTTTAATTACAATACTGGAACTGGAGTAGCAAATAACAAAACTGGATTTTTTGGTTATAATGATAGTACAGGTGAGAGTAGTAATGCACCTGAAAGATCTTTCACATATATTCCTGATGCAACCATCACTGGTAACGTTTTAAGTGGTACAAAAGGTTTCCTAGATATAAAAGGAATATACTTCCAAAGTGGAGATTATTCAACAGCTGGTAACGGAATCATCTATTTTGATACTACTGGTAAAATGGTTGGTGCTGCTGGTACAACTGCTGGCATATCCACCTCAAACTTTATACTCACAACGGATGCCAGTGGCATACCGAAGTGGACAACAACAATTGATGGAGGTCAATTCTAAACTATGAACAGTGAAGTTGATGTGAATATTTTGATTAATCATTACCATAAGAAATTATCAACATTAGTTAATCAAAATATATTATTAGAAGCAAAAATAGAATCCATGACAAAGGATTACATGGATCTGAAGCAAAAATTTGATGAATTACAAAGTCCTAAAAGAGGAATTAAAAAATGAGTAAGCCATCCACAAGGCAAGGATTAATAGACTACTGCTTAAGAAAATTAGGTTATCCTGTGCTGGAAATTAATGTGGATGATGATCAAATTGATGATTTAATTGATGATGCTATTCAATACTTTCAAGAACGTCATTTTGATGGTATTGAGAGAATGTTATTAAAACACAAAGTAACTAAAGAAAATAAAGAAACTCTAACAACTGGAGTTACTACCACTACTGCTAATTCTACAGTTGGTATAACCACTACCACATTTGAAGAGTCACAAAATTTTATACAGTTGCCTGATCATGTGCTAGGTGTAGAAAGAGTTCTTAAAATAGATAATAGCACTATATCAAGTGGTCTATTTAATATTAAGTATCAAATATTTTTAAATGACCTTTACTATTATGGTGCACTTGATTTATTAAATTATACAATGACAAAGACTTATCTTGAAGATTTAAGTCGTATCATTACACCAGACACACAAATAAGATTTAACAAGAAGCAAGGAAGATTATATTTAGATATTGATTTTCAACAGATGTCTGATGATACTTTTATAATTATTGATGGTTATCGTCTTTTAGATCCAGCAGATGTAAGTAAAATATACAATGATTTTTGGTTAAAGAAATATGCAACAGCATTAATCAAAAAACAATGGGGAATGAATTTAATAAAATTCCAAGGTGTAATGTTACCTGGTGGTGTTGCATTGAATGGTAGAGAAATATATGAAGATGCAATTAGAGAACTAGAAGAACTAGAAAACACACTCAAAACAGAATACGAATTACCACCTCTTGACTTTATAGGATGATATTATGCCACTTTCTCCGTATTTTTTACAAGGATCTTCGAGTGAACAAAGATTAGTTCAAGATCTCATAAATGAGCAATTAAAAATTTATGGTCAAGATGTAGTTTATCTTCCTCGTAAAATTATAAACAAAAAAACAATTATGAAGGAGGTTGTGGCCTCTACTTTTGATGATGCTTATCGTATGGAAGCATATCTTTTAAATTATCAAGGATTTGAGGGTAACGGAGATATTTTACAAAAATTCGGAGTTCAAACTACAGACGCAGTGACGTTTGTTATATCAAAAGAAAGATACGAAGATTTTATAAGTCCATTTTTAACTGGAGAAAGTGATGTAGAGCTTGCAACAAGGCCAGAAGAAGGAGATTTAATTTATTTCCCTCTTGATAACACCATGTTTGAAATTAAGTATGTTGAGGGTAAAAAACCATTTTACCAATTGAATAACCTTTATGTTTACACTTTAAGTTGTGAGGTAATGGATTATGCTCTTGATGAGAATATTGACACTGGACTTGAAGAAGTTGATAAAGCAGCAGTTGAATTTGGATTCACAACAAGATTAAGTATGGTGAGTATCGCTGCATCAACAGCAACAGCAACAGTTCAATTGTCTAAAGATGCAGGTAATACTAACATTGGTAAGGGTGTTGCATTCATTGATTTAATTAATGATGGAACAGGATATACACTACCACCACTAATTGGTATTTCATCAGCACCAAGTCAAGGTATTAATGCAACTGCTGTTGCAATTATGACAAGTCGAACTGGTCAAAATGGTCAGTCTATAGATCGTATTGAACTAACAAATCCTGGTTTTGCTTATACAACACCTCCAACAATTACAATTCGAAGTCAAAATGCATTTGGAACTGGTGCTGCAGCAACTGCAGTCATAGCAGAAGGAACAATATCAACACCAACCATTACTAATCCAGGTGCAAGTTATAGTGTAGTTCCTAAAGTTTCTATTAATCCTGTTGGACTTGATACAAATATTGGAATCGGATCAACTGCAAAGGCAGTGGCAATAATCAATACTCTTGGTCAACTTGCCTCAATTAGATATACCTTTGCAGGTGTTGGATATACTGCAACACCAACAGTAACTATTGATCCACCAGTAAAAGCAGGTATCTCTAGTGGTAATTATCTCTTTAAGGAAGTAGTTAGAGGAGTTTCAACAGGAACAACGGCTATCGTTGCTAATTGGGATTCTGATGATAGAATACTCAAAGTTACAAATGTTGGTGGTGTAGGATTTGCTGTCGGTGAATCAGTCGTTGGTATTGGAACTACTCTATTAGGATCAGACTCAGAATATGTTGTTAGAAGTGTTTCCGATCAAGATGAGTATGATTTATACAACGAAAATATTACAGTAGAATCAGAGGCAGACTCAATTATTGACTTTTCTGAAGACAATCCGTTCGGTGATTTCTAAATAGTTTGGATAAGTCCTGTTTAAGATATGTTAGGAACCTATTATTACCATGAAATAATCAGAAGGACTATTATAGCCTTTGGTACTCTTTTTAATGAAATCGATATTAAACATCAGACTGCTGCAGGTGGAGCATTTTCAACTGTAAGAGTTCCAATTGCTTATGGCCCAACAGAAAAGTTCTTGGCAAGATTAGAACAGAAACCAGATTTGAGAAAGAGAGTCGCAATAACTTTACCTCGTTTAGCATTTGAAATGGATGGGATATCATATGATCCAGCAAGAAAAGTCTCTACAATGCAAACTTTTAAAGCATTTACAAAAGATGGTTCAAAGAGTGCAAGAAAAGTATTCATGCCAGTTCCATATAATTTAAGTTTTAAGTTATATGCAATGACTCAATATAATGAGGATTCACTTCAAATTATTGAACAAATATTACCATACTTCCAACCATCATTTAATTTAACTGTAGATTTA